CTGCACCTGCATCCTGGCTGGCTTTAGCCTGTCGGGCGTATTCGGCGGCACTGTTTTTGTACCCCAGCGCCGCATTTGCCGACAGTCCTGAACTGGTCGCTGCTGATGATGCGGTATTATGATAAAGGCGGGCACGTTCGGCGGCATCGACTGATTCGTCCCGCGATGTGCCTGATGTCTGTGCGCTGTTTTCTGCCTCACCCGCAAAACGTTCCGCATCACTGCGGGCGGCGACCGTTGCCTGCACATCCTGCGCGGTCTGCTGTGCGCTTTGTGCTGCATTATCAGCGTGATTTTCCGCATTCTGTTCGCTTTGTGCGGCCGCTTCGGCACTGGCTTTTGCCTCGCCGGTCAGCGTTGCGGCATCAGCAAGTTTATCGACCGCTTTCTTGACTATCGTGTCGGCATCCTTAACGGCCTGCTCTGCGCGGGCTGCATCCTGTGTGGCAGATGACGCCAGCAACGCCACCTGATTTTTATCTTCGGCAACGGCTTCTGCATTCTGCTGTACGTTATCCGCCAGCGCCTCGCAGTCGCTCTTAATTTGTTGCGCATCAGTGACATGTTGCCCGGCCTGTCGTTCGCTTTCCGCTGCTGCTTCCGCGCTCTGCTGCGCCTGCGCCACCATTTCCTCAAAGCGTTTCACTACATCCGGTTTTAAATCGCCTTCATCAAGGGCGGTCAGAAAGTCGTTCAGTGTGCCGGGCTTTGAGTCGTCGTAAACCGAAATATCACCGACGCAATATTCTCTTTCAATACACGAACGAAGATAAACATCATATCTTCCGGTCTGGGCTTCAAATGCATATTCTCCTGCCGGCCCTGTCACCACTGTTGCCACCGTTCTCATGACCACTGCGGATGTATTCTGTCGGGCTTTCAGAATAATATGGTATCCGGACATGTGGACTCCCGCACCATCCGTCAGCACACCCGAAATTAATACAGACATTTTTAATTTCCTGATTTAAAAAAATTAACCGTAATAATTGACACCTTTTTTATCCGCGTTCTTCTTCCCTGATGCCTGTCCTTTCGCGGAAATATCCGTGGTCAGCGACAGATTCAGCGAAAATCCCTGCCCCGGTGCCAGTGAAAACTCCACCGATTCAGCCTGCCAGTAATGGTCCTCACGCACACCAAATCCCTGCGTGATAAAACGCACCTCCGCCCCCGCTTTCAGCAGTTCCGGTCTGCAGGGCAACGTTATCGTCATCTGGCGTCCGGCTTTCTGCACACGTTTAACCTTCGACTCTGCACAGTGTTTTGCGGTGCCCTGGTCAGGCTGGGTAAAGGGATGCCGCTTATCTGTTGACTCCACGTCAACTTTAACTTCACGTGTGCGTCCGTCACGGGCATCAAAATACCGGACACCCACTTTCCCATCTTTCCCGCCACCCGCAGCGCCCTGTCGCTCACCTTCACGATAATCCCAGTCTGATACCATACCCGGCGTAATGGTTATCTCAGGGGCATTTCTGCCCCCTGCACTCCGTGATGCCCCGTATTCCAGAAACAACCAGTAGCCACTGGTCGGTTTACTGGTGGCACCGTACATACCTGCAATGCGGGACAGGAGGGCTGCATCAGATTCTGATGACTGCATCACCCATGGGATATGAATACCAGCCAGCGCCGGTGATACCTGCGCCACCAGATTATTTTCAGTGGCGATGGTTTTTACCAGGTCTCCCAGCGAGATATCACTGAAAGCGCGGGTTTTCAGTGCGGTCACGTCCGCGCCATGTTTTGACGCATTCATGGGGGCTGCGGTGGCATAAATAGTGATCCGGCGGGGAGGGCCACCACTTGCCACCTGACAGACGGTAAAGCTGCCTTTATTTACCAGATTTCCGTTGAACCCCAGTCCCAGCGTTAGCACCGCGCCTTTCGGGGGCAACGCCAGCGTCTCACTGAACAGCGTTATCATCAGTTCATCGGACCGCTTTGTGCCAGCACCATTATCGGTATATCGCAGCTCAGCCAGACCTCGTTTTATTTCCTTCGTGATATCCTGACCTTCCGCTGTCAGACTGAAATCCGGCTGATACTCATTCACTCCCATAACTGAAACGTCTCCTTCACTTCCGGTTCATATACCCAGTCCGGCAACACGATTTCCACTCCCGCCGGATAGACCGGACCAAGGTCAGCCAGCCCCGGATTAGCCTCCAGTACCGCCGCCAGTGACTGGTTAAGCCCGGCACTGCCATAGTGCCTCTGACAGATGTCATCCAGCATATCGCCGTCAGTGGTCCGCCAGTTTTTCGCCATAGTATTTCAGCTCCAGAGTGAACGTTTTATTCTTTGGCGCACCGCCGGGAAGAAAGGAGGTGGTGTTATCTGAATAGGCTGTTGCCACGAAATACCCCATCACATCACCTGTGCCCGAGACCAGAAGATGCGGGGCCGGATTGTCATCCACCATCTGAACCAGTGTATCAAGGGCATCCATTCCCACACCGTCACGAAATCCCGCATGCACCATACCTTCAAAGGTTATCGTTCTGGCCCCCTTACCGGTATACTGCAGCAGGTCGTTTTTTCCGATAAGCTGTTGTTCATCCCACCGCCATTCCATGGTGCGCTTCATGGCGTTATACGCTGCCGTATCGATACTGAATTCAAACTCACCAAACGACAGCATGACGCGGGAAGCCACCTCCGTTAATGAGCCCACTGCGTCCCATGCTTCGCGCTCAAGCCGGTTTACGCCCCAGCCCAGTAAATCCACCATCTTCACCCCCAGGATTCATAACCATCAGTCATACGGGAACGCTGGCCAAAATTAATATCCCCCAGATTTTTCATCACCCTGTCTGCAAGTTGTCCGGCATCCTCGCCAGGTTTCTGGGTAATGTTGAATTCCGCCCGTATCTGATACGTGGGTTTTACTTCCACCTGGCTGATACTGCCGGGTGTATACTGGAGAGCTGAAAGGCGATCAGGATTTTCCTGTCCCTGACCAGCCGCAGGAAGTCCGTCAATGTAGGTGCGGGATTTCTCTTTTATCGCCTTAAAATCAGGTTCTTCCTTCGGTCCCAGCAAAGGGTCGAGAAATGCATCAAACTTTTTATCGTCATGATTCCAGGGGAGATAACCGCGGGTGTCTTTATAGGCCTGTACAACCTGTTTTGTCAGGTCAGGATTTTGCCTGAGCAGTTCATCAAACCATTCACCCTGACCGTTTTTCTGCGCCACTACTCTCGCCAGCTCCGGCGACCCCATTTTTGCCAGATACTCCAGCACTTCCCGTCGGTCCTCTCGCGGATCATCCGCCAGCCCCCACTCAATGGCTTTTTGTGTAATTCCGGCAAGAACTTTTCCAAATTTCCACATCCAGGCAGCCAAGTCGATCAGCGCCGGCAGGGCATCATCACGAATAAATGCCCGGATTTTTTCCAGTCCACCATTCTTAAACCAGGCCGCAAGGTCATCCGTCACCTGTTGAATATGTGGTGCCAGCTCCTTACCCAGTTGCCCGCTGATTTCATCAATGGACGAACTCAGAACATTACTGAGATTTGACAGCGCCATATGCCCCTGAACTGCGCCATCTGCCCCTGCCTTTGTCACCAGGTTATAGCGTTTCTGCTCACTGATAAGCTCCCGGTAAGTTTTTCCTGACAGACGCATCCAGGTCAGAATTTTATTGGCCTCACCACCAAACAACGCATCTGCCATCCCGGCTGCCACCTGTTCATTCTCTACCTGCAGTAAGCGATCAAATAAAAATTCGACCTGCTCCTGGTTACTTTTCCCTGCCATCACCCCGGCTTTCAGTCCCAGTTTGCCAAAGACCTCCTGAATGGCCCCTTTATCCGTGGCACCATTACCATCGTCAAAAACCTTGTTCCGGTACTCCTCAAACAGATCACCGATGTTTTCACCGTTCAGCCCCATCAGTCGGGCCAGAGAATCCCACGCCGCATAGGTTTCATAATCCACTCCGTAACTGCGGGCGATCCCTGCCCGCTCCGCCGTTTCACTGTTCCGGCTAAGTGCTGCACCTGCAGCGCCTGCCAGTGTCAGTCCTGCCCCGACTGAAAGCCCGCCCCCCACTTTCAGGGCAGTCATTCCACGCCCTTTCCAGCGAGCCAGACGTTCCGCACGCGCCAGTTCACGGTTAAATCTGTCCTGCTCAGCGGTGGCATCATGGATTTTTTTACCCAGCTTTTCATACTGCTTTCGCAGATCGGTAATATCCTGTCCTGCCAGTACGCCAGCCTGGATTTTTCGTTTCAGTACGTCCTGCTGGCGTGTCAGACGAGCCACTTCACGCGTGGCTCCGGAAAGGCCCTTTTTCAGGCCATTAACAGAATTTTTCCACGACGGATCTATCGTGCCGCCGATCCGGATATTCGCTCTGAGGTTATCGCCCACCGTTGCCATAACACTGCTTCCTCTCTTCCGCCTCTGCCAGCATTATTGCCACAAAATCCTCATACGGCAGTGCCATCACATCTCCGGGTGACCACCCGAACCATACTCCGGCACGCCGTATCGCCATCAGGATGTTTTCTTCTTCCGCCGGACCGGCGGCAGCAAAAAAACATTAAACTGCCGCTCCAGGGCCAGGTAATCACACGCTTCCATGTTCATCATGTCTGCCGCGTCCATCCCGCACAGACCGGCAATCATATCCAGATCAGCCTCTGCTTCCGGTTTGGTACTCCGGCGATGCAACAGACGATCGCGGACGGTGGGCGCACGCATGGTGACGTGCGTGATCGTCTGTCCTGATGCGGTGACATACGGCACGGATAACACAATTTCCACGCAGCTGGCAGGAACACTGTTTTTTTCCGACATAAGCATCTCCTAAAAAAAAGGCGGCCTGAGCCGCCTGAATGACAGGATCCCGGATTAAACCCGGATGATTTTTTTCAGATCCGCCAGAACATTAACGCCATTAATACGACGTACAAACTCCTCCGGAATAATGCAGATGGTTTCCACACCGTCGACAGCCTGGCGGTAATAACTCAGCGACATTTCCACCGTCACCGAGGCGTCTGCCTGCGATGTTGCCGGACGTGCATCCGGCGTGATGCTGGTGATCATCCCCTGCAGGGTTTCCACCTGTCCGCTGGTCGCATTCCCCACCTGATAGCCCTGGCGCACAACAATCTCCGGCGAATAAAGCCCGGCCTGTAATCCCAGCAGCGTCAGCATGGCAACATCATAGCCATAAATCTTAAACGAACAGGTCAGCGCTTCCATGCCGTCATCCACTGCCACCGGTGCATCCATTGCGCCGGTTTTGATATCCACTGTCGTGATATTAATGGCAGGCGGCGTGTATTCATGCGCACCCTGAAGGCGGATCCCGCCAGGAAGAAATAACGCCCATGCGCGCAACAGTTTTTTTTCACCCGTCATCATACTGTCAGTTCCTCCAGCGCCAGTTTATTGTTAATCATTGCCCGCAGTGTCAGGCGCTCCAGTGGTGACTTCGGCCCAAAGTCATAATCAATATACAACTGCCCTGCTGCCAGGGTTTCTGCAGTGTTCAGTTCATCGTTCAGCCATGCACTGCCACCGTGGATCGCGCCCAGATTTTTAAGCTGACGCATATAGGCATTAATGCTGCCAAGAATGTCGTCTGCCACATCCCGATCAAGCGGGCGATCGACATAAGGCAGCATGGCCTCCTGGATGCTGTCCTCAATCACATCTGCAGTGCGGCGTACCGGCTCAAAACGCCACTGACTGTGGGATGTGCACAGACGGTTACCCCAGTGTTTAAAACCGTCATGGCGAATAATGGTGGAGATATTTTCCATGTTCAGCAGGTTTGCCGTGCAGTTCTGCTCTCCGAGAATAAATGTGTCCACCTGCTCCAGACCGGTGATATTCATCACATCCTGGTTTGATTTGGACCACCACCACCCTTTTTCGTAATCAATACGGGCCCGCAGCCCGGCAGCACGGGCCGAATATGGACGAAATATCGTCTGCCCGCTGTCATCCGTCACAGACACGCGCGGACGCAGCAGCTCCACACGCCCGCCAAATGACGCGCGCCGCTGAACCACATCCTGCGGCGTTGCCATTGAAGGCGAGTCAATATAGGCCACAGCCCGCAGCTTCACGGCATACGTTTCCAGCGCCTTTGCCACGCCATCATCCTCACTGTACCCCGTGGCAATGAGGATGCGCGGTTGATAGCCTGTCACGCCCTTACTTTCTGTCAGCGCCTCCATGGCCTGAATCACCGCCGCACGCTGTTCGGCCTCTTTCGCCTTTGTTTTACTTTCTGCGCGCACCACAATCACCAGCGCACCAGTCTGGTCAAAAATATCTCGCAGGGCCGGGTATAATGTTCCGGCTGTGCCCAGTTTCCCTGCCTGAGTAATGGCCCCTGCCACCACCACCGGTGTATTGACCGGGAACGCCTCATCTTCTCCGCCGGATAACGTCAGGCTGAACGGCAACACCACTTTATTTTCAGCGCCTCCTGCATTCAGGGTGCTGACAGCCGCCGTCACAGGCGAATCCCCCAGCGCATTCACCGCTTCAGTCACACAGTCCACCGTGGCGTTAACCTGGCTGTGTTCGTCCGTCCCCAGCGTTATCGTCAGGGTTATACCTTCCAGCGTGGCCGTAGTCTGCGCACTTTGTTCTGTGGCAGCGACGGCAACCACGGAAATATTATTGCCAGCCCTGCCTTCCTGTTTCGCCGTGAAATCCAGTGCCGTTCCCAGCAGCCACGAGCCGGCAGTGCCGGAAGCACACACGCCACCAGAGGCGTCCGGCGCAGTCCCCACCAGGCCAATCACTGCCGTGGAGATGGTCTGCACGGCAACCGTACCCGTCGTCAGTTCAATGGTTTCAACACCATGTAATCCGGACATACATTTCTCCCATAAAAAAACCGCCCTCAGGCGGTCAGATGATTCATTTCTTTTTCAGGTATTTTGTGGCTGCTCAGGCCAGCCAATATTGTCGTAAGCAGTCTTGTCTGCAATTGTACTGAAATCCATCGCCTGCAGCGATTTCGCGTAAATACGCCAGACTTTCAGTTTTTC